TTTTTGGTGACTCTGCATCTTTATACATCTCTAGATGAGTCTTTATATGCTTAGTTACCTGGTCTAATGCTCTTTGTATTCTACTAATTGTATTTTCATCTAAATCTTCTGCACCATGTAACATAGTTTCTAGCTTTTCAATAGCCATTTCTAATGCTTCGTCTTCTGATATATTAGCAGTATGAGCTAGATTACTAATTACTTGTTCTAAATCTTCAAAAGCTGCTTTTACAAATCTATCTTCATCTACTTCGTTTACACTCTCTAATGCTAGTTGATCAATAACAGGTTGTTTTTCTTCTGAATCTAAGTAATGAAAAGCTGCAGACATATAGTCTCTAGCTAATATTAGTTTCTTTTGCCACCAATTAGGAAAATCTACTTCTCCATCTTGTTGATCATACTTATTTAATTTCTTATATAATTTAGCAGCATAAGTTGCTGTCTCCATAGCAGAAGATTTTAACATACTAGGTTCATCATCTTGATGTCCTACATCTGTATCTTCTTTTTGAGCCATCTTTTTAAATCTACTATGAGGTGACATTTCATCTGGTTCTAAAAACGTTCTTGAACCTTTTGGATCTACATAAGGACGTCCGTAATCATCAGTCTCTTTTTCTTCTCTAAGGTCAGCATTTTTATCCTGTACTCTATCTCTTAATTCTTCATCTGACATATCTTTGACATCCTCTGGTTTAGCCATTAGAAAATCAATCATATCAGCTCTAGTCATTTTACCAATTGGAGGACCATCAACTTCTTCTACTGAAGCTTCTTTTGTAGTCTTTTCTTTAGCCATCATAGCTTGGATCTTCCTAATAGTTCCTTGATCTTTAGATGATAACCTTTTAAATCTTTCGTGTTCTCCAGCTTCAGGAGAGCCGGGTTTCATTTCTTTTGTAAGTTTAACGTTGGCACCGTCATCTGCTAAGTCTTTAGCTGCATCTTCGTCGTCTGTGTAGACAACTCCCTTATCCATTTCGGATAACTGCTTAATTAAAGATTCTTTAAGTATGTGTAGTTTATTGACAGTTTCTTTTTCTGCTGGTTTTATAGCGCCGTTTTTAAACTTCTCTAATGTTAATTCACATTTAGATAAACGATCTTTTATCTCCTGATAAGTCATTTGCAAATTGTTTTTTATACGTATATAAATAAATAGACTAACTCTCCCAAATAACGTTTTTGAACTTTTCGGGGGATAAACCGAAAAAATCCGTTCGCCATTTAGTTTGTTCGAAAAAATCTAAGTTAATCCATTGGTTTTTCTTACTCCATAGAGATTCTGCTATATCATCCCAATCTTGGTTTATTACAAAATACTCTATTTCATGTTTTTTTTCCATAATAGAATCATAATTAAATGAATCCCATTCGTAGTGAAATACTTCAAATACTCTATCTTTATCAACATAGTCAATAGATATGTCTATCCCCCATTTAGGCTTCATTTTAATAAGCTTATATAGCATAGGGTTATATTCTTCAGCTATTACACTAAGTTGCTCTAAGGCTTGATCTTTAAAACCTTTTCTTTCGAATAAATCAGCATGATTAATATGAGATTTTTCTTTTTTATCCCATATAAACCAGTCGTGCCTGAGGCAATCTTCATGTCGTCTTGCTATTGGCTCATATCCGTTACGGTCTAGAAAAGCTTGTTCTGCTTTGGTAAGGTGATAACCGTTTTGGTCAAATAAATCTACACAGTTCGGATCTTTAAGAACGTTTGGTTGTTCAATAGCATCTAGAAAAAATGCTTCCGAGCGTAATTTACTGTTTGATATTCTCATTTTTTCTTACCGCTCTTCATATTAGCACACCAATGGTACATCTTAGCTTTTTCGCCAGAGGCGTTCTTAGCTTTTCTACGAAGGTCGGTAACAGAACCATTACAGCTAGCACCAGACTTCTTTACTCTACCTGGTCTGCTTTTACCTTTTTTCTTCCCGTCTTTAAAATTTTCTAAAGCATGAGGTGTATTATCATGATTACATTTGTGACATATATATAAGTCATTTCCTCCATCTGCTTTATCCCAAGTCCATCCACAATTCTTACATTTAACTTTAGAGTCTTTTACACTCTCATCATATAGGTCATAATCTCTTTGTTCCCAATCTTCTGGAGTTTTACCACTAGCATACTTCTTCGCTGCAATATTTTTATGCAATCTTTCTGTATCTACAGCTAGGATTTCTCCTATCATTTGTGCTAGAGTTAAACGAGTCATTATATCTCTATGTTTCTTCTTTTAAGTTCGTTTAGAATTAAATGTTTTTTTCTATTATATATAGAATTAGAATACATTGTTTTTAATTCTTCTGTTTTAAAACTACTTGGATTATGGTGTCTCCAAAAAAACTTTTTACCTACTATTTTGCCACGAGAATCTCTTTTATATTCTTTAGTGGACGGTTTTAATTTTATAGACATTATTATGGTTTCAATTTATTACCAGCTTTTACAGCATCTTTATGTGCATTAGAATTGCCATGAGAAGATTTCTTTCCAGCTTTTTTCTTAGCATTTATATTAGCCCAAAGACCTTCTTTATTAATCTTCTTACCAGCTTTAACTGCATCTTTGTGTGCGTTAGAGTTTTTATGAGCAGGTTTTTCACCTCTAGCTCTTTTAGCTCTAATGTTAGCCCATAGTCCTGGTCTTTTTTCAGCTATTATTTCTTTAATCGCATTAATTAATTCTGATTTTTTCATATTATTAACCTTGTTCTGAATGCATTATTAACATTCTTACTATTACTGTTGCTAAAATACCGAATATAATCCAAAGAGCTTTAGTCACACTATCCTTCCATCGTTGAATATCATCGATTTCGTTTAACTTAGCTCTTAGTTCATCTTCTTCTTCTTGAAGAGATCTCCTATGTGCAGTATTTTCATTAGTTTTTACTATAACACCATCATTAGGATTCAGTAAGGTATACTTTAAATCCGAAAGATCTTCTTTCATATTCTGAAAGTCTTTTGCCATTTGTTTCAGCTCACCGTTAGGCATATGTGTTTTTATATGCTTTAGCTCCGATAAAACTGATTCTAAGATATCTTTTTGGGTCATTATATTATATTATTATTTTAATATAAATAGCTTAAATATACGAGCGAAGATTCTTTACATAAGTTTTTAAGTCATCTAAAATTTTATCTTTATATTCTTTGTTCATTCCCCCCCAGTCTTCTATTGTACCGTCTTCAGTTACCATGTTTGAAGAATCATTTATTGACTCATAGACCCAATGTTCTATATCATCGGCGAACGTAGACATATTACCAGACATAATTTTTTTCTCGTACTGTTCATACAGACCTATTTTACGTAAATTAGCCTCCATCTCTATAGTACAGTCAAAACAAAAACCATGTATCTTATACATTTTTTTAGCTAAGTGATGCTTCATTGATCCTTCACATTTAGGACAAGTTAAAGGTATCCTCAATGCTTTTTTAGCATTATCTAATTTAGTAATATTTTGCTTTATACCGTTTTTAACAGTCCAAGTTTTGCCGTTATCTTCCCAAACGTCTCCTTCTTTATATCTCTTAGTAGCCTTACGGTAGCCGGTTTGAATTTTAGTTCCGGCTGTAAAATCTTTATTAACTAAATTTCTAGCTCTCTGTACGTCTGATTGTTTAAATTCTTTCTTAAGTAAAGATTCTTTACTCATAACCTAGTTCTTTTAATTTTTCAATAACATGGTCGACGTTTCCATCTTTACACCTAATAGCTATACCGCCTTTAGATGCCCATTCGTTTATATTTGATTTTTTATCATCTATTAGTATGCTATTCTCGTTAGCATAATTTTGTTTATCTTTAGAGTAAGAAAAAATAACTTTAGGTTTAGGATTAACATTATTTTTAACCCATAAGTTTTTACCTAATCTAGAGGTATTATTTCTTGAAGGAGAAGTTAATAGGTCCGGTTGATAAGGTTTAATAAAGTCCCATAATCTTTTACCTTGAGGCATCCATTTCATACCTACCCAAAATCTAACTCCAACTTTAACATCTATTAGATGCCAAAACTGCTCTGTTCCAAATTTCTTTTCATACGTTTGAGGATTATCATATCCAGTAAAATGCTCAAACCTCTCATGGAAATCAGTTAAGACTCCATCCATATCACAATATATCTTATACGGGGGTTTTGCTTTTTCCTCAACTACCGGATAAGCTTCTAATAAATCTACTATACTTTTCATAACTTTTGTTTAATGCCTAATGCAGGTAATCTCAAAGCCCATACTTTCTTTACGTCTATAACATCTTGTTTAGTTAGGTAAGGTTTACCTTCCTCATCAAATTGCTCAGTAAATTGAAATAAGTACTGATCGACTACATCTTTAAAAGGTCTTTTTTGTTTTTTAGCTGATAGATATAGACCCTGTATATTAGCGTCTATTTCTGAAGGTAATGTTAGGTACGATACTCCATTGGCTATAATGCCTTGAGCTATCATAGCTCTAAATCTATTTTCTTCCGGTGTACCGAACTTACCTTTAAAGATAGAATCTTTTTCAAAAGACTTCCCTCTTTCGTTTCCTCCTGCTTGAGTTAAATGCTCAATCTCGTGTCTCAATACATCAGATATTTGTCCTGATAGTTCTTGAAAATCACTTGGGAAATTATAAGGATCTAAAACGAATTCTAATTCTATCTTTGGTTCTACCCAATCATCATCCTTTCCAAATCCACCTTTGTACGCACCTCCATCTCTCATAATAGAGTTTGAACCTTTAACGAAAATTGCTTTCATTTCATATTCAAATTCTAAATCTATTTCTTTTTGAAACTTTTTATCTATGTCATTAGGTATATCAACTAACATAATAGGATAAGATTCCTCTACTACCTTTTTCATTGCTACTCTAGCTTTCTCAGATGTAGGGTCACCAAAGTGTCCTTCTTTATAATGATTAATCTTTTTTGTTAGTGCTGTCTTTACACCTTCAATAGATTTGTTAGTTAAATATGTAACTATAGAGTCATATTTTCCTTCTGCCATAACCGTTTCATTTGTTTGCAACTCTCTTGCAAATGCTTTTTTACCGTCTATATCTTCGTTAAACTTTTTTTTTACAGAGTCTTCCCAATTACGGAAAGTTATATTACCTGTTAGGTAAGCTTCTTTTTCTATCTCTAAAAGTTTATCGTCAGCGTTAGTATCTGATGTTTGTATATTTCCTAATCTACCTTCAAGGTTTTGCATATGATGAACCATTTCATGTACAAATGATCTCATTACATCTTTAGGGTGTCTTCCTTCTGTATATAGAACTACTTCTTTAATATTAGGATCATAATAAGCTGTTCTACCAAAAAAGTCTGATGATTCTTTAATATCTTTTTTAACTTTAACTTCAGGTAGAGGAGTTATTTTCATACCCTCATCAATCATATATTCTAAAATAGAAGCCATGTAGGGAGTAAAATCATAATCACTTCTAGTAGCAACGTTCGTTAAACTAATTTTGATATGGTCTTGATTAAAAGCTACTTTTACTCCTGGTGTTTCTATTTGATTTCTTATTCTATTATAAAGTGTAACTAATTTAGCTCTATCACTTGACTTAGTAGCCATAGCATTACCCAGAGGTGTTCCACTTGAACCTTCTTTTATAACATCTTCAGTAAACCAAGAATCAAATAATCCGTCAAGATCTTGTTTCATTAGTTCCGATATTATATGTTGCTTTAACATTGTAATTATATTATTTATTTCTTTACTATTTAATTCCTCAGGAAAAAAATCTTTCACTGTATCTAAGTTACCTGATAGAAGAGCGCTTCTAAAATTAGTAGCCCTCTGTGCATCTGGTCCTCCTATTGCTAAACCTTTAACGTTTGGTCTATTAACAAAAGTAGTTATTCTTTTGAGGTCTTTAAAATCTTCTTCTCCTCTAACTCCTGTTACAGCATAAAAAGACTCATTAGGATTAGCTTTAGCATAGTCCTTAGCACTCATCATTGGATTCATCTGTCCAACTACTACCTCAACATTAGGTAAATATTTCTTATAAATATCCCAAACTTCTTTAGCATCTTGAGCTGATATTCCGTTTCTTTCTTTTCCTCCTATAAAGATAATTACCTTATCAATCTTCTCCACTTTGCTGTCTTCTCCTGATAAAGCTTTATTACCAGCATCTTGGTAATCTTCTATNCCGTATACTTTACCTTTATGGGTACCATCAAGTAATCTTTTAACAACTTCAAAATGGCCTCTATGAGGTGGTTTATATGCTCCAGGATATAGTGCTATCATGCAAGAAAATTTTGAACGTTAGAATCTATTTCTGCTGGGGAAGAGTGCTGTAGGAGATCTTGAAATTTAGGATCAAATAACATTTTTGCAATACTCTCTAATACTTCTTCATGTCTTTGATCTGCTTTCTCTTTTGAAGTTCTATACTTTTTAAGAGAGTCTATTAGCTGGTCATCACCAGGAGGCATTCCATTCTTTCTATATGCTTTTAAAAAGGCATTTTTAATCGCCTTATCCTCTGATCTATTTTCTTTATCGTAATCAATATCAGATGTAGCTTTTTTAAACTCTTCTTCTTCTTGTTGAGACATCTCTACTGGTTTAAAGAAAGTAGATTTACCTAAACCTGTTCTTTCACTATACTTCATAAGGTATTGCTTTATACCTTCAGTTCCATTTTTAGCTGCTGTATTAAAAGCTTCTACTTCTTTTTCATGCTTGCCTCCTCTGTCACTAACAAATAATGATAAGTTACCTTTTAACATTTTATTATACTGACTTATAAGTTGGTATACATTTCTCCAAGTAGAGAATACTGCTACTCCAGGTATATTTCTTTCTCTAGAAAAATTACTAATATAAGATATCATAGGATGAGTATACACCATGACCATATAGACATCGTATCCCTTATCAACTAAAGCTTTTATTTTTTTAGGATTACTTGCTGTTGTATCCCAAACGAAAGACTTTTTATTAGTCGATAGGTTTTCCGCCTCTTGATCCGCCAGACGAGCTCCTGCCCCCAGATTGTTGTACGCCGGATGGTCTGGATCCTCCACGAATTTGTCCGGATTGACTTGGTCTAGAGAACTGAGGTTTAGCTGATTGAGAAGGTATGACTTGCCTGCTCCCGCTCCTCCAGCCATTACTATTGCTTTGGGTCGGCCTCTGGATTCTAATATTAGGTCTGTTAATTTGATTTTCATTTCTTCTTCCTATATTTATTCTTGTTTGGTCTTCTAACGGTTTAGGCAGAACTCCAGGAACTACTCCTGGTTGTGGTATGTTTCTCGGTTGAACCTTCGGTCTAGTAGGTGTGCTATAATTACCGCCATCATAATAGATGCCGTTATTATAATTTCCGTTGTTGTAATACCAGTATTGATTCCACCTCCAGCTATAATCGTAGCGCCAGTTGTTCCAGTACCAATTATTATTGTAATTAAATCTTGTATAGTTGTCATACCTTTCTCTAATAAAATCATTATAAGGAACTGAGACTGTGTCTCCAGCCACTGTAACGGCTAGTATGCTTTTAATCTTAGAACCTTTATTTTGTGTTGAAAGAGTGTAACTCCCGCAACTATATAAAGATAGTAAAATTATCGCAGACAACCAACTTTTTTTTAATATACTTTTCATTTTATTATAAATAGCTTATAATTTAAGCGTCGTAGGATAACTGTTGTATATAGGTTCTGTAATAGGATTTTCTAGTTTATATAGTTCATAAATTAACTTAAATAATTCAAAGTTCTTATCTATATCATCTATTTGAAGTAGTTTCCATCCTTTTCCTTGTATTACCTTCTTTTGTTTACTAGGTCCTCTAGAATGAGCTTTTAACCATAATATACCGGTACGTTCTATTTTAACACCTCTACTCTCTTCTAATCCTTTTGCATATGATGCTAATTGTAAGTCATAGGATTTATGAATACTATTAGAAGTTTTTAAATCTATTAACCAAGTTTCTCCTTCCATTTTACATACAATATCAGCAGTACCAGCAAACTTATGTTTATCTGACCATACAAATTGTTCTGAGGATATTAGTTCAGGTTTATATGTCTTCCAAAATTCGGCAAACTTAAGTATCATTTCCCATACTAGTTGGGAGTATTTAGCATTACCGTAATCATCCATCCAGGAAACTTCTTCTCCTTCTACTAACTTTTCAGCTGCTTCATGAACTTGAGTTCCTTCTTTACCTGCTTTACGCATTATAAAGTCGGCTGTATGCCCAACGTCTTTGAGCCAAGACTCAAAAAACTTATTCTTGGGCATGTATTGGAGTATAGTTGTTACGGACGGGTAGTATACTCCTTCCGACCTTTTGTAAACTCTCCTATCTAGAAAGTTTATTTGTTTTAGTTCAGGGTTAAAATCTAATCTTTTTTTAGCATTCTCTTTAAGAATGTTCATACCTTGTTTTATCATAGGTCTAGTTTATGCAGCATTAGATTTGATAGATCTAATTCTTCTGCTTGTTGTACCAGCTCAGTAAAAGCTCTAAAGCCCATATCAGAAGGGTCTTTATCAGGTAAAGAAATTAAGAATACTCTCTTACCTTGGTTTAGTAGTTGTTGTGATATTTCTAAAGCCCTATCTCTAGCATCCTTATCTAGAGCAATATAAACGTCTGTAAGTGGGCTGGTTATTATTTTTTTATATAATGATGTTGACAACGTCTTACCTAAAATAGGTACAGCGTTTCTCCTAATAGCCATAGCATCAAATACTCCTTCACAGAGTATTATAGGAGTCTTCCAATTAATTAAATTTTCGAAAAAGATTATGTCTTTGGAAACCTCTGGGTTTTTGTACTTAAAATAGCTCCCATCATAACTTCTCGCAATAAAGAAGTTGAGTTGGTTGGATCCAGAATAACTCGGGATAATAACTCGTCCTCCATATTCTCCAGAAGTGCAGTACCCAATCCCATATTTAATAAAATCATTGTCGGAAAGTCCTCTTTCATATAAATACTTTTTAACTAAATTAGCTATAACTGATTCTTTAGTAGCATTATAAAGTGATTGAAACTCTTTTGGTATCTCTACTATAGATAGCTGCTTAAGTCTTATTTCACTTCCTCGTGGTAAGTACTTTAATATTTCGTTAGCAGTATCTCTAGGAGTTTTAAGTTGGGTTAGAAGAGATCTAATAGTTCTACCTCTAGTCTGACATACCCAACATTCCCAAGGATTATGTCCTTCTTCGTTGGTATGCATATTAATTTCTAACTTTGGCTTCCTATGATTACAGAAAGGACAATGAAAAGCATAGTTATCTCTAGCTCTCTTGTTACTCTTGCCCAATATATTCTCAATGGATCCTAAAAGGAAAGTATAATCCATATAACCTGTCCGTATCTTTTTTATTAAGATAAGAACTATTCTTCAGAAAACCTACTACTCTTTTATAAGTTCTTGAATAGCTGCAGAAACAGCTTGTTCCAGAATCTCTATATTTTCTGTATCTAGGTAGTCTTGTAGTTTTTCAGATATGGTTGCAGCTAAATTATCTACGTCTTCCTTTGAAAGGTTAAGTTGTTTTCTAACTACTACTTTTTTATTTTCTAATATTATTTTTGATAATTTCATTAGATATCGAATTCAAATTTAATAGAAGGGTAATAGTACCTGTCACCATCATTATCAAAATAGTTACTATCACTCTCAATTGATAGACCTTTTGCTTGTAAAATATTTTTTAAGCTTTTCCATTGACTAGGATCAACTTCATCTCTTTGCTTGAAAGTGATCTTACCGAACCCTTTAGATGCTTTTGGTCCGTCTTTAACATAGTATCCCATATTAACATAGATCTCATTATTATTAAATGAATCTCTAAGCTCGCCTTGAAGCATTTCTGCCTCCTGCTCAAATCTATTTTCTAATATGATTGTACTAAGTTTCATTGACTTCCCAAATTTTAACTATTAAATCACCAGTTCCTTTAATTAACCGATGATAGGTCTCTTTAGGTATAAATAGTTTGTTTTTACCTAATTTACGTGGTATATCATTATCTAATTGAAATAACCAATCTGACTCTTTTACAGGCTCTACATACCTGTCAACTTTATCTCTATGCCATACGAGTTCGAGAGAAGTTGTTTCTTTTGAAAACTCTCTTAAAATATAACCATCTTGCTCTAATTGAGAGTATGGTCTACCAGTATCCTGAGAAGTTTGATCCGCCACCTAGTGATTTCCAATAACGGCCAATATTACATGACCAATAACCTGCTTTTGTTTTATCTTTCTTAGTTGAACATTTATGACGAGCGGCAAAAGATGCTCTTGCTCCTTTTTGTTTCAACTTAACTGAAAGTCCGGTATCACCAAATGATACCTTTTTTACATTTCCTTTTTTTGACTTAACATAGACGTAGAATTTTTTACTTCCACCTCTTTTAGGTTTGTTAAGTGCAACCTTTTTACCTCTGTAATCAGCTTCTGGTATGTAATCTACCGACGCTTTAAGCATTTCAAAACCATTATGGTCAAAACTTTCGTTTTGTAGTGAAACTGCTTTTCTTAATTTGTCCATGTTTATGTTACCCCCTATAGACTCTACTAATTCTTTGATCATATCATAATCAATCATTTCGTCTATGGAAGCTGCTTCATCGATTAGGTCTTCATTTTCAATCATTTGATCGATAAGAGCACCTATTTCGAACAGAGGGTTATAATTTGCTGACATCATAGGTAAATCTAAAGGAACTCTCATTCCGTTATAATCACCATACTCCCCTATGTCAGTAGTCTCTAAAAGCTCTCTATCAACTTCATCTAACTCTATAGCTTCGTCTCTAAGCGCTTCTTTTGCTTCTTTAAATAGTTGTATAAAGGCGTCAGAGTTATAGCGGTAGACATGCTCATGTAATGAGAGCTTATTATCTATATGGTACTGTAATGATGGGTATCCTATAATGTCTTTTAATTTTATCATAATTATTTCATTTCTGGGTGAAATAGTAGTTTTATATTCTTAGCATCTTTTGAAACTGATTTACCGTCTATCTCTACTTCTATAGGATAAGGTTCAAATTTATCAGCCCAATATGCTACATCGTAACTTCTATCTTCTTTACTTGTTACTAGAAGACCTCTGTTATACTTATCATCTTGTGCTTGTAGTACCATTTCTTTATCAATAGGTAAAATCATATCTCCCATTAATTTTATGTTACCTTCTTCATAACCGTCTCCGTGGCTATCTTCTCTTAATATATCAGGTCTAATCCATTCAGTACCGTCTTTAGTATACATATTAAATTTAGCTACTATTTGGTCTTGTAGATTTTCATCTTTTAAATCAGCAATGATATCTGCGAATCTTTCAGGACCTATGTCATGAATTAGTTTTATAAGTATCCTTCTAGATACTCCTTTTTCTTCGTTAAGTATGATATCACTTAGTTTCATAATTAAAATCTTTTCGGTAAAACTTAGCTAATATATTATCATTAATATATTCTCCTTGTTCTAATACCTCATTTATAAATAGGTATTTACACTCAAAATATGTTAAAAGCTTTTTAGTTGGTACAAACTTTAATATTTCTCTACTAAATTCTTCTTGTTTACCTTCTTTAATTAAAGTCTTTATAGTCTGATGAGAACCGTAGTATGTTTTCCAGTCTGATTCTTTAATAACTTTTCTCTTTCTTTTTTGACCTTTTAAAGGAGGAAGCTTTCTATTGAACTGTAGCACTTTTTTACCTAAGTATTTCTGTCCAGTTGGATTATGAATTACTTCATAAATAAAACCAAACGCATCTTTTGGCATATCATCTATGCTATCTATAACTTTATTATTGTATTTCCACATTTTAATCTTTATAAAAACCTGATATTTGTAATGTATATTTATCTTTCATTCCTGCATTAGCAGATAAGTGTAGTGGTTTAGAGGACCATAAATAACCATCTCCTGCTCTCCAGTTATCAGAAGTTTTCCATTCATTTAAATTATTAGTATCTTGATATTGAATCATATGACCAACTTTCCAATCTTCTAAATAAATATTTGCTCTAACTTTTAATCTCTTATCATCGGGAAACCTTTTGTTAATCTGAAAGAAAGTATCTCTATGGAGAGCAATAGTATTACCGGGTGGCTGCAAAATAGAAGAAACAGTTATCACTTCCATATTTAATTGCTCACCTAAGTCTTCAAAATCAACCATAGTATCATTATACCACAGTTGCTGTATAACTGTATTTTCAGATGTATAAGTCTCTCCTAACCCATACTCTTTATGTATATCTGTCAACTCATCTAGTTGATGAGCTAAACAAGTTCCTTTGTGAACTGAATAATCTTGATTCGGTGGGAGAAAGTAACTCCAATCGTATTTAGGTCTTATCTTTTTTAACATATAATTATAAATAGTTATTTTTTAATATAGTAATCTTCGAAAATTACTCCATCCATTTCAGTATTTTCTAACATCCATATTGCATCTCTATAGGTATTAAGTATAGGCTTACCTGCTATGTTGAAACTAGTATTAAGTAGGACTGGGTATGCATGATATTCGTTTAGCCTGCCTAATAGTATAGACATAAAATTCATATCATTATAAGTAACCGTCTGTAATCTTGCAGTTCCATCTACATGTGTAATTGATGCTAATGCTTCTTTATGTTCTTCTTTTACTTCAGGACAAAAGCTCATCCACTTACAGGGTCCTTGCATATGAAAAAATCTATATGCATCTCCTTCTCTACAAACAGGAGCAAAAGGTCTAAACGGTTCCCTATTTTTTACTTTTTTATTTAAAATATCTTTCATACCAGGAACGGCAGCATGACATATAATACTTCTATGTCCTAATGCTCTAGGACCTAACTCACTTCCTCCTCTTACTACTCCTATTATTTTACCGTCCATTAAGTCCTGTACTAAGTTATCTAAATTTAATAACTTACCGTCGTACTTCTCAACATATTCAGCTAGAGAGTGTTTATCCCAAACCTCTGGTCCAGCAAAAGTACCGTCGTAAGCTTGTTCGGGTTTGAGGTAATCGAGCATAAAACCTAAACTTAGTCCTGCATCGTTTGGGTTAGGCGGTACAAATATGTTTCGTTCGTTTCTTAGTCTCTGATTGTTTAAGATATTTAGTGCACATCCTCCTGCTACAATAAAAGTGTCTTGATCTTTATAGTGCTTACCTATTAACTCTTCAAATTTTAATTCAAACATCCTTTGCGATGTAGCTACTAAGTCTTTCTCTAACTCTCCTTCAAGTACGTCGGGCAGGTTA